CTTATAACCTCTATGTTCAGGCAACATCTCAAAAAATTGATTTGTTTCTGGTATGATATCCCTGCTAAGAAATTTTGTATACTTATTCCTTGATGTATAATCTTTATCTTTATGGTCTGTATAGACAGAGTTGAGTCCTGTTTTTTTGAACTCTTCTAGTTGTTCAAGTGCTAGTTTCTTTATTTCTGCAAATCTATCAGGGGGTAGAAAATTTTCTACCTCAAGATAATGCCAAGGATCATACTTATGACTTACTCTCATCATTATTTTCCTCGTCTTTTGTTTTGTATGCCCACTCATCAGTGTGACCTACAGACCACCACTTAGGTTCAGTCTCAACCGCATAGTTTTGTGTGCATACTTTGAAGTCTGGTGTCTTAAGGTTATCATTGTTTACCAAACTATTATCAAAGAATATAGTTCTATTGTTAGGTTGGGCAGCAAACTGACCATTATCTAATGCGATAACATTGAACGTTTTATGTTCGGGATCATGCTCAGAAAAGTTTACGTCAAGCACAGATCTATCGGGGTGAGCAGTGTCTATTGTAAATTCATACTCGCCAGGATGCATCTTTCTATCTTTACCAAAGAATTGACACCTGCCTAGCATAGGTTTCTGAATTACAGTGATATTATAATCAAAACAATCCCATAATTGTAATACATCAAGAGGTAGTTGATTATCTTTATCAAAATCTTCCTTCCATACAAACGCACTGATAGGTAACTTATCAAACAAAGCACCGTAGTCAGTCAATAATGTTTCAAAATACAATGCTTTTGATTGTATACTTCTAACTGAAATCCATATACCAGGTGTCAATTCACCATGACCTTTTTGATGGTCATATAAAAATTCTTTCTTTACGTAAACTTGTTGTAAAGGTAGAGGGTGTACAAGATAAGACATTACTTAAGATTTTTTTGAACTTGTTCAAGAGTTTGTTTCATGTTAGAGAATATAGTTCCCATGTCTGCGTCACCAAATCCTAATTCTTTTGCGTGTGAGGTGATGTAATCTTTCATCTTCTTTGCTTCTTTGTCCTCTGATAAAGTAAGTCTTGTCCACATAATCTGTTGACGTTCAAGTAATTCTTTGACTGTATCAATATGATCAGACTTTGCCTCATTACTCATCATAGGGAACTTAAGAATGACATCATACAATTCTTTTTGAAGAGATGTAATCTCATCCATCTCTGTCTTTACTTGGTCTGATTCAAAAAATTTACTCATGTCTCTCCTTGATTTTTATCATAAGATACTGTCTATACTTGTCTTTGTCAATATTTAGAAAGGGTATGTACTTCCTGATCTTCATACCAACAACCTTCCACACAGGGTCTTTGAGTTGTCTGTCATAGTCCTTACAATACCCAAAAAGTTTTTCGTATACACACATCTCCTCTGCACTAATGTTACCTGCAAGATGTTCTTTTAGTATGGGTGGGTGCCCATTTGATGCATCAAAAAATTCATCGTATGTGTACCTGTCCAACAACTCTTCAGACTTTTGTTTAAATTGATAGAACAAACTTTCATTTCTTTTTTGCCACTCTTTATAAACAGTCTCACCTGACCTCATGATATGACCTATCCATAATCCTTGTGGATTATCTGTGTTCACAAAGTTAGCAAGAAAAAAATTCTTGATCTCTGGATCTTTGTATTTTCTAGACATTTTTTCAAAGAAATATCTATCCTTCCTTTTGTAGAAAGAATCTATCTTTGCTCTAGACTTACCACCATACCTTTGGTAATCATATTTTTCCTTAGTAAAATGATTCTTATACGCAAGGTATTCTTTGTAAGTATCAAACGGTGACAACACTCTTGACTCCTTTTAGTTGTTTGATTGCCCTATACCACTTGGGATTGGACGGACATTTGTTACAGATCTCATGAGGATTGAGAACCTGATCTGCCATTGCATAGAGTTCTTCTATGGGTGCATCTACAGGGGTGGCATAGTAGTTTAGATACTTCTGCCACACTGGATCATCAACCTGACCTGTAGAGATAAGAGTCTCTCGTAGGTACGCTATGCTAGGACATTTCCATAGTCTCCCTAAGTATAACTGAAGATTAGGTGCAGTGCAATACTCGAAAGATTTATCTATGTTGTTGTCCTCCCATGGATAGAACTTATTATCTCTCCATTGTAGCAGATCAAACCACAAATCGTCCCAGTTTTCTGAAATCTCTAATAAATTCATATCAACTCCTTCTTTCTTTGCTACCTCTATAAAGTCTCTAACATTCTTGTATGTGATGTCACCTCTTTTATCAGTCCTTCCGATTCTAGGATCTGATGGTGGTATGTGTAGACTTATACGAAAGATACCGCCCTCTTTCATGTGCTGCAGAATCCAATCAGTATTCTGTGGTATCAACAACCCATTAGAAAATATTTTTACATACACACCGTCACTCATATCTCTTATCAATTTTAAAACTTCCTTTGTTCTTGGTTCAATCAATGCCTCACCGCCAAGCACACTTATATGACTCCACACATAGATTCTTGGTAGTAGTATCTCTATATCTCTTAGTAAATTATCAATTGGAAGTGAACTGCCTGGTGAGAGCACACCACTATGATGATTACAACCTTTACATGCCATGTTACAACCATTATGTGAGTGTATACTTAGCATCCTAAAAGTAGGTTTGTCTGATTTTATCTGTGGTTCTGGTTGAAAGTTTTCATGGTAATATCTTTTAAATTGCCTACGGGGAGACCATACGTGTTTCTTATCTCTTTTCCTCTCTGTCATACCGTTCGCTTAAGACTAGGATCAAGTTGTTTATTAGCATGATACCATTTAGGATTTGCTGGACACATATTACATATCCATGTAGGTTTGTCTACCTCCTCCAGTGCCAATCTAATATCTTCTTGAGGTTTATATGCAAGATATTTCTGCCAGCACTCATCCTCAAGTTGACCACTCGCCTTGAGTGATTCATAGAGATATGCTATCATAGAGCACTTCCAAAGTTTTCCTTTATATAACTGAGCGTTTGGACATGAGCATATTTTGAATGACTCTGCTGGTTGTCCATCCTCCCATGGGTAGTATGTTACTCTATCATTCTTTATATCATATCTAAACAAGTCAAACCACTCACGTTTGTCACCATTAGGATATCTTGATGCCTCAGTCATCTCTAATTTATCAGACACCCCTCTCTCCTCACACTCTTTTATAAAATCATATGCAGTCTCCCATTCTCCTCTCCCTATCTTACTGTACCAAGTACGATGGAAGGTCAGTCTGAAGATAACACCTTGTTCCATCTCATCCATGATCCAGTCTTTACATTGTTTCAAACGTGAACCATTACTGAATAATTTGACATAGCATGGTTGACCTGTCTCTTTTACTAACTTTCTTACAACCTTTGTCACTTCTCTTGTACGTGGTTCAAGCAATGGTTCACCACCAATGATACTGACATGACTCCACACATATATCTGTGGCAATACATTCCTGACATCCTCTAGTAGTTCATCTATGTCAACCACACTCTTGGTGGATAGCAAACTACTATTATGGTTGCAACCCTTACAAGAAAGGTTACAACCATTGATTGTGTGGAGACACAGTATTCTAGTGGTAGGTCTTATTTTTTGTAGTTCCTCTATCTCTTTCTTTGATACGTCCTTGAAATTATCAATCCAAAATCCTTTGTGCGATCTTACATACTCTACCTTTTTAAATAACACATCCAATCCATCACGTATGAACGCTGATGCAATCTTCAGTTCTTTCCTAGGGTGCATTAGATAGCAAGGAACTTCGCCCTTGATGTTCTCTTCAAATAATTTAGGTTCATTGCGTTACCTTTTAACTTCTCTTTCATTGGTTTCGTAATCAGTTTTGATACTGATTCAATTTCGATACTATTCTGCTCACAATAATGACAGATTGCCTCAATGTAATTCATATCAAGATTATTCTGAACTAAATTTTCTATATCATTAGTAAATTTATCTTGACATAAGAACTTGTTCTTTAGAACTGCTCTCATTTCATTTTTGGTTGCCATTTAATTTGTCCTCCACAAATTTTTCG